TCTCTTATGCAGGTCGAGTTGTTGATGATTTAGGAAATCCAATAGTTCCAACGACTGATATATCAATTAACACCAATATTTCTGCACAAAATGGTGGTGATATTGAAAGTATTGACTCAATTAAGTACTTTGCTCCTCGTATTTACTCCTCTCAGTACCGTGCAGTGACCGCTAGAGACTATGAAGCGATAATACAGTCTATTTACCCTAATACAGAGTCTGTAGCGGTTGTAGGGGGCGAGGAACTTGATCCACCTGAGTTTGGTCAAGTGGTAATAAGTATCAAACCTAAAAATGGAGACTATGTTTCTGACTTTGATAAGCAAAATATCTTATCAAAACTAAAAAGTTACTCATTATCTGGTATAAACCAAAAAATAGTTGATCTTAAAGTATTATATGTTGAGATTGATAGTGCTGTATACTTTAATAGTTCACAAGTAAGTGATGTAAATGATGTTAAGAGCAAAGTAATGAGTATTTTATCAACTTACTCATCTTCAAACATTAATAAGTTTGGTGGTCGATTTAAGTATAGTAAATTGGCTCAAATAATTGACAGTGCAGACGTATCAATCACATCAAATATAACCAGAGTCATAATAAGACGCAATTTAAAGGCTTTGTTAAACCAATCTGCACAATATGAAATTTGTTATGGTAATAAGTTTAAGAAGAATGCAGGTGGATTTAATATTAAGAGCACAGGATTTACCATAGCGAATCAATCTGGAACATTATACTTTACTGATGTTCCTAATGAAACAGGTAATATGGGAGTCTTATCTGTTGTTAAGGAATCATCTGATACTAATGAATTTACAGTGATAGCTAAGTCAGCAGGAGTTGTAGATTATGATAAAGGTGAGATTATTATCAATACTTTGAATATTACCTCAACTGTAAAACCAAATAATATAATTGAAATACAAGCGTTCCCTGATTCTAATGATATTATTGGACTTAAAGATCTATATCTTAGTTTTTCTGTTGCAGATAGTACAATAAATATGATTAAGGATACAATTTCATCTGGAGAGCAGATATCTGGTGTCGGATATAAGACAACATCAAGTTATTTAAATGGAAGTTTAAAAAGAGGTGATGCAACAGTTGCGACTACTACATTATCAACTTCTACTTCGACAACAACCACCACAACAAGCACAAGTTCAGGTTCACCATCGTCTGGAGGCGGTTACTAAGAAATGATACAAACTGGTTTTGAGAAACGAGTACAGGTTCAGCAAATACTTGCGAATCAACTCCCTGACTTCATTCGAGCAGAGAGTCCAAAGACGCTCGACTTCTTAAAACAGTATTATATTTCTCAAGAACATCAATCTGGTGCAACTGATCTTGCAGATAACCTTGATCAGTATATAAAACTTGATAATCTTACACCAGAAGTAATAACAGGTAAAACAACACTATACTCTGGAATAACTTCTACCACTGATAGTGTCCAAGTATATACAACAAAAGGATTTCCTGATCAATATGGTCTTTTTAAGATTGATAATGAAATTTTTACTTATACAGGAATTACTACAAATACTTTCACTGGTGTAATTCGTGGTTTTAGTGGTATTAGTAGTTATAGAACTGATTTAAACTCTGAAGAATTACTTTTTGAAGAAACTAACCAAGCAGAACACGATGCTGGAAAGGATGTAATAAATTTAAGTTCAAATTTTTTAAAAGAATTTTATAAAAAATTAAAATACACCCTTACGCCTGGTTTAGAAGACGTAGATTTCGTAAAAGATTTAGATGTAAACAATTTTATTAAAGAATCAAGATCATTTTATGAATCAAAAGGAACTGAAGAGTCATTTAAAATTTTATTCAAGGTATTGTATGGTGAAACACCAAAAGTTGTTGATTTAGAACAATATCTCCCAAAACCTTCATCTGCAGAATTTTTGAGAAGGGAAATAGTTGTTGCTGAGAGAATTTCTGGTGATCCAGATAAGTTAGTGGGTCAAACTATTAAGAAAGCGTCAGATTTAGCGACTCAGGCATCAGTATCAGAAGTAGAAATATTTACAAGATCGGGAATAAGCACATATTTTAAATTAGGATTATTTGTTGGATATGGTGATAGTGATTTAATAGAGGGAACATTTGAAATTCAACCAAAAACGACAAATATCAATCCAGTATCCATAGGAGCATCAGTAATAACTGTAGATAGCACTGTCGGATTTGGAACAACAGGGACATTATTGTCCAGTGACAATATAATCACATATTCATCAAAAACTGTAAATCAATTTTTGGGATGTGTCGGAATTGATAATGCAATGGTCACAAAATCTGATATTCGATCAAATGACGTATTTTTTGGATATGAAGATGGTGATATTTCAAAAAAAGTAGAGATACGGATAACTGGAGTCTTATCTGACGTAGAAACAATCGGTGATGTCTCATCAATCACTGAGGGCGAAAAAATATACGTAAAAAACGTTGGCGAAAAAATAAAAAATCCACAATCTGACAAATCGTTTAAGCAAATATTTGCAAATTCATGGATCTACAATACAAGTTCAAGATTTTTTGTAGAAAGTTATAATAATGGATTTAATTTAAAAACAATACCAGATCCTTCTGCATTAAAAGTAGGAGACACTGTAGATGTGTTGTTAGGGTCTTCTGAAACAGTTGTTTTTGCAGATGCTACTGTTAGACTGATAACTGGGAATCAAGTTATCTTGGATGGATTAAGTGGATCTCCATCATCATCCGTAAACTATTCAATAAGGAGAAAATTAGAGACAGTTAGTAGTAGTGGTGCTCCTTTACTTTATGGAAATAACTTAATCACTGCAAATATTCAAAATATGTACTCGGAGAAGGAAAATTGCTTCTACGTTGCTTCTAGTTCACTTCCATCTTATAATATAACAAAAAATTTAGATCAAGCAGTAATAACTTCTTTAGTTTCTACAAATTTACAGGAATTTAATACAAATAAACTTAAATTTAGTGTTATTGTATTCGATACGGATGTTCCATTTGATACAGGTGAAGAAGTAATCTATAACGCTGAAAATAATACACTTGATGGTTTAGAGAATGGAACTTCTTATTTTGTTAAGGTCTTATCAGATAAGAAAAAAATACAATTGTATAGATCAAGATCTTTGATAGATGCAGATAATTCAATAAGTCCAACAAGAGAATATTTTTCTGCTCCTGCAACATCTGGATTCCATAAGTTTACTTTAATCACCCAAAAGACTCAATTTATACATCCTCAGAAATTATTAAGTAAGTTTCCATATTCACTTGATGTTAAGACAGGAGAAAACACTGAAACAGTACCAGGTGCCCTTGGAATGCTTGTAAATGGTGTAGAGGTTATAAACTATAAGTCTGAAGATAAAGTTTACTATGGACCGTTAGAGAGCGTTAGAGTGTTAAATGGGGGAACTAACTTTGATGTAATTAATCCTCCATCAGTAACAGTTGAGGCGGGATTAACCACTGCTTTGGTTCAACCAGTTATTAAAGGTGTATTAACAGATGTCTTAATTGATCCTCAAGACTTTGATGTAAAAAAAGTTTCCTCAATAACCATAGAGGGTGGTAATTCAACAGGAACTATACTAGAACCTCAATTAGAGGAGAGACATAGAACTCTTTCTTTTGATGGAAGACAGAATACTGTTGGTGGTGGAGTTGATGTTACTAACGATAATATTACTTTCCCACAAAATCATAACCTAATTAGTGGTGACGAGATAATTTACAATAGAAATGGTAACGATGCTATTGGAGTTGGAGTTCGCACAACTGCATATCAAGACGGAATTAATTTAATTACTGGTCTAACTCTTAATAATGGTTCTGTTTATGTTGCTGAAGTTGTTAATAATAAAACAATTAATTTATATGAAACGCAAGGAGACTACTCTGCAGGTATTAATACGGTTGGTTTTACAACTGCAGAAACATCAGGTATTCATAAATTCAGAACTAAGAAAGCAAATAATACTATTTCAAAGATTTCAATAATAAATGCAGGAACTGATTTTGAAAATCGTAAATTAATTGT